AAGCAAGCGGCATAAACGTGGTTTTAACGGGTGTTAAATCTTCTCTAGTAGTTATCGCTAAAGACCATGAATATCAAGGCAGACCACTTACAGTGATGCTTGGAGCCTTTGACGCTTCAGGCTCTTTGATTGCTAATCCTACTACAGTGTTCGCTGGGTTTATGGATACCATGACAATAGCGGAATCTGGCGACACATCGACAATAAGCATAGCTGTTGAAAATAAGCTTATTGCATTTGAGCGATCTAAGATCAGACGCTATACAGCAGAAGATCAGAAGATTGATCACCCTACAGACAAGGGCTTTGAGTTTGTAACGAGTATAGTTCAAAAAGAAATTATATGGGGTCGTGCTTCTGGTAGGACTGATGCTCATTATGATGACGGGGGAAACTATGAAGGGCAAAACAATAGACGTTAAAATTGCTCACGAATGTTTAGCAAGCGTAAAGGATGAGATAAAACCATTACTAGAAAAGCATTGGGAAATGGTAGCTTTAAATAAAGGCACTATTAAGCTAAACCCAGATTGGAAAGAATATGCAAGGTTAGATGCCGCTGGTGTATTAAGGGCATTCACGGCAAGAAAAAATGGTGAGCTAATTGGCTATTGCGTACTGATTGTGTCGCAGAGCATTCATTACTCAGATCATGTATTTGCCAATAATGATGTTACGTTTGTTTTGCCAGAACATAGAGAAGGCGCGACAGGCTATCACCTGATAAAATATGCAGAAGAACACTGCCAAGAGAATGGCGTTTCTTTGTTAAATATAAATACAAAGGTGCATATACCTTTTGACAGTTTATTAACCAGAATGGGCTTCGATTTGATTGAGCGCATTTACTCCAAATGCTTTAAGGGTTAAGAATGGCAGTTGCATTAATCGCAGGTTTAGTTTCCGTTGGTGGGGCAATTATTGCCAACACAGGTATCAACCTATTCCTAGCGTTTGCTATTGGCGCAGGTATGTCAATCGTATCTCGCGCACTGATGCCCTCACCAGACTTGGGGGCAGCTATGGGTGGTCGCTCTGTAACCACCAGAGAGGCAGCGCACTCCCGAAAGATCGTATATGGTCGCGCTAGAATAGGCGGGAACATTGTTTATTTAGAATCAACAGGCACAGATAACAAGTATCTTTGGCTGGTCATTGCTGTCGCTGGGCATGAGATAGATGCTTACGAAGAAGTCTGGTTTAACGATGAAAAGATTTGGGATGGCGGTTCTTTTGTCGGTAGCTGGGGAACCTATGTCAGTATTGGATTTCACAAGGGCGACCAAACTACAGCAGACAGTGCGTTAAATGCTGCTTCTACTAAGTGGACTAACGACCACAAGCTGTTAGACACAGCCTATATGGTAGTTAAGCTAACCTATGACGTTGATAAGTTTGCTAACGGATTGCCTAACATATCAACAGTTATCCGTGGCAAGAAAGTTCTTAATCCAGCTACCAGCGCGACAGCATGGTCGCAAAATCCTGCGCTCTGCATATATGACTACCTTCTTGATACTAAATACGGGTTAGGCGAATCGGCAAGTAATATTTTAACCTCCAGCGTTACTGCTGCTGCTACCGTATGCGATCAAACAGTCGCTCTCGCTGCTGGCGGCACACAGCCTAGATATACGATAGATGGCGTAGTAGATACAGCAGGTGCTATGAAAAACAACCTAGACAGTATGTTAGGTTCTATGATTGGTCGGCTTGTATTTTCTGCGGGAAAGTTTGAGATTCATGCTGGAGAGTATGTTGCGCCTACCTACTTAGTCGATGAGTCAGTAGCCGTTGGCGACATATCGATACAGACTAAGCAGAGCCGCAGAAATGCTTACAATGGCGTTAAAGGTGTGTTTCTGTCTGAAGACGATAACTACATATTAGCCGACTACCCTGCACAGCTTTCCAGCACATTCGCTGCTGAAGATGGCGACCCTATCTATTTAGATATGCCGCTACCATTTACGATAAATAATATTCGCGCTCAAAGAATCGCCAAACTTGCTCTGTTCAGAAGCCGCCAACAAGAAGCAATAACCATACCCTGCAACCTAAGTGCATTGCGATTTAAGATTGGAGACAATATAAATGTTAGCAATGTCAGACTTGGATACTCGAACAAGGTGTTTGAGGTGGTTGGGTACAGCCTAGACTTTACTTCTGAAGGGCAGATTGTTGTCAATGTAGACGCAATAGAAACTGCTGCATCTATCTGGAACTGGGCAACCTCTGACGAAGAAGTATTCTTGGGCGGTGGTGAGGTTGCTTTATATAACGGCATGACGGCTGCCGCGCCTACTAATTTAAGTGTGACAGGTGACAGCTTTTTAAACTCTGACGGCACATTTAACGCAGAGTTTAACGTAACGTGGACTAACGCAGATGATGCCTTTACTGATCATTATGTTGTTGAGTGGAAACTAAACAGCGCGTCTAACTATTACTCTATGACAACTAAGTCTAGCCCTGCTGTAATTACTACGCTACAGAATGGTCAGACCTACAACGTCAGGGTTAAGGCTATTAATGAGATTGGTGTGTCTTCTTCTTATGTGGCAGCCTCACCAACAGCAGCGACTGATACTACTGCGCCAAGTGTACCTAGCAGCGTATCTGCTACGGGACAAATTCAAGCTATATCTATCAACTGGACAAATCCTACTGCCGCTGACTTCAGCCATGTAGATGTTTATCAATCTACAACTTCAAGCGGGACATATTCTTTAGTCGGTAAAAGCTCTGGCACTTCATTTGTTAAGGTAGGTCTAAGCGTCACAACTACCTATTACTATAAGGTTAAGGCTGTAGACTTCACGGGCAATCAGTCTGCGTTTAGCTCGATAGTTAGTGCAACTACAACAGCAGCACCAGCGGCAAATATTCCTGATGGCAGTATTGATACAATAAAAATCGCAGACGATGCAATTACCAATAGGCTGATTGATACAGATGCAGTAAATTCTGACTCTATAGTTGCCAATGCGGTTACTGCCGTTAAAATTGACGTTGGTAGTCTATCCGCTATTAGTGCTGATATAGGTACGATTACTGCTGGCTCTATTGATGGCGTAACTGTAAAGATTGGCACTGGCACAAGCATATTCAAAGCAGACACTAACGGTATTTATTTAGGCAATGCAACATTTGGCAGCGCACCGTTCAGAGTTACCCCTGCTGGCGCAATCACAGCTACAAGCGCAACGATTACAGGGACAATAACAGCAACAAACATTGATGGCACAACGGTTAAATACAATGGCGGTAATTTAGAAGTCGGTATTATTGATACGCCTAACATCGACACTGATGCTATTACTAATGCGCTAATTGCAACTGATGCTGTTAATGGCGACTCGATTGCAGCAAATGCTGTTACAGCAGTTTCTATTTTAGCAGGCACAATTACTGGCAATAAGTTAGAAGCAGGAACAATAACTGCGAATGAGATAGAAGCCAGAACCATTACTGCTGCACAAATTGCCACAAACACTTTAACTGCTGCTGAGATACAAGCATCTAGCATTACAGTCGATAAGCTATCAGGTGATGTTTCAGAGCTTTATCCAACAAGCGTCTACGTCAATACTGCTATTACATCTACAGCAGGATTTACGCAGCAATTCTATATGCCTGCGCCATCTTTGAGCATTAGCAAGCGTCAGCGGATTGATATGGATTTTGACTTTACCGTGGCAAATAGTTCAGGGACAGACTATCAGGTAGAGTTTCAGTTCGGATTGCAGGTTAAAAGCAAAAGCGCAACAGGCGTACAAGTTGGATCAGCAGGTGGCGTTACTCTGTCTAGCAATCCTTTCCCGTACAACTGGTGGATTTATATATCTGGCAATTACCTTTCTGCCTTAGATAATACTGGGGGTGTTGCAAATAATTCTAGCGGAACTACCAACGGCAATATTAATTCAGTGTTTTACCATACTGCTTTCAATAGAACATACATTATGGTATCAGCTACATCTGCTCCATTTGCCACAGGTAATACTTTATATTTCAACCCTTACAGATTCGCTGGTGTAAATACTTATGTAAATCCAGCTTCTCTTGATGATATTCGGATACATGTGCCAGCAGGAACAACACAGACTATACGCCACAACATTGCTAAAACATATGGCGAGTCTACTACCACAACGGAATTTAGGCCGACAATAGTTGGTACTACTAACATAACAAATGTAACTGCGAAGCTGATGAAGTATAGCGGCACAATGGAGAACGTATCGTGATAGAAATCGGTTATACTACTCTTGATGGCGATGATACCGTGACAGGCGATTACAATAGCCCAGTTGATGCTAACACCGCATTAGAGGCACTAAATCTCACTCTGCGCCCTAGAGGCGACATACATACATTATTTATTCAAGCAGATCATGGCGAAGGCATGGTTAAATACGGGTTTCTCGACCCGCTAGAGGCATAAGATGACTTTTTATTTAGTTAAAGATGATAACGCGCCACAGGTTAAAGCGACTATTACCAGAGAAGATGATGGTGCTATTGTTGATCTGACAGGTGCTACTGTGCGTTTAAAGTTCCGAAAAAAAGGCACTACGACTACGCTGTTCACTTTGACGGGTGTCAACGACCCTAATACTAATTACGCAAAGGGTATCGTGCTGTTCAACTTTGGAGCTACTGATTTAGACCTTGCGTCTGGTTTTTACGAAGGTGAAATTGAGATTACTTATTCTGCGGGAACTGTAGAAACCATTTATGAGCTTTTAAACTTTCAGCTAAGAGCTGATTTCTGATATGGCTGATGCTAAGTTTGAGTTACGGAGAGCTATAGCAAAGCTGTCTGTGGCAAAAGCTGCGGCACATGTTGTAAGCAGAAGGGCAATAGCTTCAGTTGCAGTTGGCTTTTTTGTAGTTGCTGATTTCTTTCAAAAAACATTTAGTGATGCAGGGTCATTATCTGATGCTTTGAGCAGAATATTTGGAAAGTCAGAAGCAGACACAGCGACTACCGCAGATACTGCATCTGTTAATTCTGGCAAAGGCTTGGGAGATACAGGTCTTGCAGCAGACCAGTTAGTCATACAAGCACTCAAAGATTTAGACGATGCTGGCGGCTTAACGGACGCACAGACGTTTGCAACAGCAGCAGCCAAGTCAGATTCATCTGCGGTCAGTGATTTAGCCGCACTAGGCTTTGCTTCTACACAAGCAGACTCTGCTGGCTTTACTGATGTGATTACAGTATTGCTTTACTTTGGCTTGGAATTAGCTGATAGCGGTGCGCTCACAGAAGATGAGTTTTTTGAGTTTGCTAAAGGATTGTCAGATACAACTGGAGCAGTAGATGCCATAGTCTTTACGTTGGATTATGTTCGCAGCCACAGTGATACTGCGGGAACAACTGACGCAGCAGCTTTAGAGCTTTCTTCTGTGCATACTGATTCGGCTGGGTTTGCTGATACGATTACTGTTGTGCTATCGGCTATACAGGCACTTGTTGACAGTGCAGCATTTACAGACTCAGTGGTTTTCGGTCAAGGGCTTGCGCCAAGTAATAGCGGGTCAGCAGCAGATCAGATAACCCAAAAAGATTTTGCCAAAGTCATTGCGGAAGAGCTTTACGGCACTGATGACTTGGATGGTGAATCCTCTATTGAGGATGATCAAACTATGGAGTTTGTCAAGACAAGAACTGATCTTGGCTTTGCAAGCGAAACCGTAGTAAAATTGGGTGCTAAAGTAGTACCCGAAACGCCTTCAGCGTCTGACTCTGGTAATTTAACAACCCAGACCTATGCGCTAGAAGATTATTTTGCAGAAGAATATTGCGGGTTCATCCGCACATTTTAAGAGGTTAGCATGGTAAAAGATAACTTAAAACTGCGCGGTGATGTGGCAATCGTTGTTAAAGGCGAAGATGGCACAATAAAAGATTCCCGCGAAATTAACAACTTAGTAGTAAATGACGGACTTAATTTCATTGTCAGCCGCATGAAGGATACTACGCAAGGCGCGATGTCTCACATGGCTGTTGGCTCTGGCACTACTGCCGCTGCTGCTGGTCAGACTGATCTGGTATCTATTCTAGGCTCCAGAGAAGCGTTAGACAGCACTACTGTTTCAACCAATACCGTTACCTATGTTTCTAGCTTTGAGGCTGGAGAAGGCACTGGTGCGGTTACAGAGGCTGGCATTTTTAACGCTGCAAGCTCTGGCGATATGCTATGTCGTACAGTGTTCAGTGTTGTCAACAAAGGTGCAAGCGACAGCATGACTATTACTTGGACAATTACACTTACTGCATCTTAATTTGAAAGGGGCTACCTATGTCTACAATAGTAACACGGGCAGGCAAAGGCTCGCCCCTTACGAATAATGAGCTTGATGGGAACTTCAGTAATCTCAACACAGATAAGTTAGAAGATTCAGATTTAAGTGTAACTACGAATAGCGCAGGCACTGCTGCACTGTCATATACGTCTGGTGTGTTTACCTATACCCCACCAAATTTGTCGGGCTTTGCAGCATTATCTGGTGCAGCATTTACTGGTGCTATTACAACTAACTCTACTTTTGATGGTCGTGATGTAGCGACTGACGGCACAAAGCTTGACGGAATTGAAGCTGCGGCAGATGTTACAGATGCGGCAAATGTAACAGCCGCTGGCGCGTTGATGGATAGCGAGGTGACTAATCTCGCTCAAGTTAAGGCTTTTGATTCTTCTGACTATGCTACTGCTACACAAGGCGCGACAGCAGACGCTGCTCTACCTAAGTCTGGCGGTGCGTTAACAGGCGCAGTAACTACTAACTCTACTTTCGATGGCGTTGACATTGCAGTGCGAGATGCAGTTTTAACAACCACAACTAATACAGCTAATGCCGCTTTGCCTTTAGCTGGTGGAACTCTTACTGGCCCTTTGATTATCAATGAGACTACCGCTGTCAAGATGTCAGCAGGTACTACAGCTCAACGTCCTACAGGTGTAGCGGGTCACTTTCGTTACAATACTACCGAAGGTAAGTTTGAAGGGTACAGCACGGAGTGGGGAGAGATTGGTGGCGGTGCTGCTGACCTCCTGCTCAACAGCTTTACTGGTGATGGCAGTGACGTAACTTTCTCGCTATCTGGTGCGGCTATTGAAAACAATACGCTGGTGTATGTAGACGGTGTATATCAAAACAAATCAACCTATGCAGTGTCTAGCGCAACTCCTGCTGTAGTTACTTTCTCTGAAGCTCCCGCTAACGGAGCAGCTATAGAGATTATGGTAGCTCAAATAGCAGTTACTGATATAGGTACTCCAGCAGACAACACAGTCACTACGGCTAAAATAGTTAATAACGCAGTAACCACTGCTAAGATAGCTGATGGATCAATCACCTCTGCCAAGCTAGGTGCGGGTGTGGGCGGAGCATTCAATGACTTCGCTATCAAGACTGGAGCTTATACCGCAGCTACCCGTGACCAGTTAATCGTCAACTCAAGCAGCGCAGTGACAATCACTCTGCCTGCAAGTCCTGCTGCTGGCAACGTGGTGTTCATCAAGAACGCTGGTACAGGTGTAGTAACAGTGGGTCGGAATGGCTCAAAGATTAATTCAACAACAGACGATGGTTCATTGGCGGCAGATGCTGGTGCAACCCTTGTGTACGTTGACGCAACGATTGGATGGAAGGAGCTATAAATGGCTATTACATTAGGAGCAGGTGGCGGTGGAGCCTTGCCACAAATCGCATTAACGCAATCTCAAACATGGGTTCCACCGCAAGACGGCACAGTATGTATTCATGTTGTTGGCGCTGGTGGTGGTGGTGCTGGTGCAAATGTAAGTGACGGTAGTGCCTATGGTGGTGCTGCTGGTGGCTATTGTAAAAAGACTACTCTGGCTGTAACCACATCAGGTTCTTTTACCGTAGTTGTTGGCGTTGGTGGTTTAGGCGGCTATACCAATGGAACTACAACTGGAGCCACAGGTGGAAATTCTACTGTAGCAGGGACGGGCTTGTCATCTACCTTAACGGCAAATGGAGGCGCTGGGGGTTCTATTAGTGCAGGAGGAGCAGGAGGGGCGGCCTCAAATGGTACAGTAAACAACACAGGAGGTGCTGGCTCTTTTTACGGAGGTGGTGCGGTTGGTGTTTACGGAACAGGACAAGCTGGAAGAGATAACGGACAAGGGGGTGTTGGTGGAGGTTCTTCAGACGCACAAGGCTGGGAAGGTCTAAGCGGTTATGGGCAAATTGTTGGCGGTAAAGGCACTAAATCATCAACCACAAACGCCTATTATACTGTAATTACGCACCAAGCTCCTGCCTTAGCTGGCGGTGGCGCGCAGTTTAGTAATACCTCTGATAATGGTGGAACATACGCTGGTGACGGTGGCATTGGCGGTGGCGGTGGTGGCGGTAGACGAGCAGGTTCACTTGCCACTGGTGGTACTGGTGGTGACGGCCTTGTACTTATTCAGTACCTACCAGCATAAGGAGAGAAAAATGAATTATATAATTAAAGACTCTGACGGCAACATTACTAATCCTTGCATCAAAGCTAGTGCTGAGTTTATGGAAGCCAACTTTGAACACTATGAGTTATGGGTTGAGCCAACACCCGCAGAGCCTACGCAAGAAGAAATAAATGCTCAAGCAAGAGCATGGCGTAATGGCGAACTGTCATCCACAGACTACATAGTCCCTCTGTTAGACCACCCTCAACGTGCAGCTTACCTAGTATATAGAGAGAGCCTGAGAGCATGGCCCTCCACAGAAGCGTTCCCTGAAACCAAGCCGGAGCTATAAACATGGCGTTAACTAAATCAGCAAACCGCATGATCTCTGGGGCAAGTGCTAATGTCCTAGACTTTGGTGCGAAAGGGAATGGCACTACTGATGATGGCCCAGCTATCCAGTTAGCTATTAACAGCCTGCCTAACGGTGGTACTGTACTGATCCCAGACGGTGAGTTTCTGATCTCTACAGGTGTATTGATCACTAAAGGCATACGAGTGCTGGGTGCTGGTCGTGTTAACTTCAATGGTTATACAGATTCCTTTAGCCCTACTGTCTACTCTGGCTCTACACTAATCCGTATTAGCGATGGTGTTACAGCGTTCTCATTCAACAAGGGTAGTAATGTAAGTGCATTTGGTTGCTCAATAGAGCAGATGTCCTTTGCTGGTACAGTAATTACTCAAGCTGCGTTTGGTGATGCTCCTGTCTTTAGGGCTGACACTCACGCTATCGACGTAAGCTACACGGCAGAGCTAACGCTTAATCGCCTAGACTTTATGAACCTAGATAAGTGTATCTTCAATAAGTCTTATGAGGTTGCATATACTGCTACTGCTAGTCAAACCACTTTTGCATATAATTGGTTGCTACCAGACGCTAATCAATTAGTTGTTTACATTGCTGGTGTGCCACAGGCTTCTAGTGCTTATACTGTTACTGGAGTAGGCACAGGAAGCGGCACTGTCATATTAAACTCTGGGGCTAGTGCTGGACAAGAGGTTTATGTAGCTACCTTGCGCTTAACTGTTAAGCCATTTATTGAAGACATGACCGCTAAGGACTGCAACTACTTTTTAAAAACAGAAGAGGCTGCTGCTGACTTTACTGTGTCAAACATCTCTTTGATTAAGATGAACTACGGCATCCACACTACTAGCCTAGATGGGTTGGTGATGAGCAATGCTTCTATCTATCGCAGCTATGTATCTGCTATGTATGATATAGGTGGTGGATACAACCAGATCAGTAACTTCATTAACATATCTAACTGCCACTTCTTTGAGTCAGGCGGGACGCTGTGCTACTTCCACAGTATCTCTCAGCTTACGATCACAGGGTGTGACTTTGTCCGTGCTGGGTTAGTCAAGCGTACTCTCTCAACCGCAAATCCTCAAACTGGCTTGGTAATCTACAACTCTGAGACAGTAACTGTAAGTGGCGGCATGATCGAAAGGGCATTAGGTGATGGGGCGCAGGTATATGGAAACCGCTTTGTAGACTTTGGCATTAACATTATGAACGCAGGATATTTAACTGCTGGTCGTACTGGGTTGATTATGTACGACAATCAACTTGCTAATGTTAACTGCTCTATATCATGTGTTGGTGTGCAGACATCATACGCAGCTAACTTCTCCACATCTAAGGCTGTTACAGGAACGATAGTAAGTGATGACATTATTATTGGCCGCACAGATCAGCTAGTAC